ATTCCGGCCAATATGTTTTGTGTTTTGCTAACACTTAACTGCTAATCATTATCTCTATAACATTATATTATAATTTAAAGTATTTTCTTTATAGTAATATCAATTTTATTTTATATTTGGTATATTAGGTTTCGCTTATTCTTGCATAGCTGCTTAGAACAAATTACTTTTCAATTTGCTTAAAATTTAGGACCCCTTTTCTTTGGTCCCCTAAAAATATTATATTTTATAGTATCGCCTCTCATTAGAGAGAACGTTTTTAGCCGTTACACAACATATTGAATTAGTTAAATAATTTTATATTCGATTGATTTTGGTGGTGTCTGTTTAGACCCATTTCTTAAAGAACTCATTATTCTGATCTTTCTAAAATAATACGAAGTGCCCTTATGGACACTACCCTGTGTTAGAGTTTATTTTATTCTACTATATCTAGTTGATCGTTGCTCTGGTTTTGTACCCAGTGATCATCGTAATAACACATTCGGGCATGTAGCCCAAGTCCGACGACGGTATGACTTTCAAAACTATCCTGCATTTTAAACAATTACAATTACAACATTATGAATAACTCTTCTACTACTTTTAAATCTGCTATTGAACGGACAAACCCTTCTAGCCAAAAATTTGAGAATTTAACTCATCCAGAATTATTTTTAATTCCAAATATGAATTGTTTACGAAATCGGAAGAAAATTCAAACTATTATTAGAAACTCTAAAGCTAATGCGTATGCATCGAACAGCATTAACTTTATTAGTCCCCTATCTAAACAGTTTAAGAATTTATCCCAGACGGATAAAGAGATAAAAATTTCTGAGTCCCGCGATTTTAAGCGTGCAGCTATTCCGCATGCTTGGTTCGACCCATTTGGACTACATTCAGTAGCCCAATCTCTTAACAGGGTTAATGATAATCCCAATATAAATGGGGCCCTTGGTGGTTTCACACGTATTGCTGATTATGTTTCCCCTCCCCCTGTTGCTGAGGAAGAACTACCACCTAATCCAGACCAATTCCGTAATATGGATTGGTTTAGAACTTTGTTTCCTGGTTTTGTCCTCGATTTTGATAGTCCTGTGTTTGTTAGTCTGAAAAAGTTTATGAACAATTCTATCTTACAGACCGTATCTTATACAGCGGCCTTCTATTACCATTTAGTTACTAATACTAAGGCTTCCTCTGCCGCTTATATCACCACTATAGGTGCTATCTACCTTTTTGGTACGAAATTATCAAGTGATCTTTTAGTTTATTTTATTCCATTGCATCATGTTTATTTTGCTAACAAATATATTGATGATTGCATCCGTGACAATCCCAACCGTCTTCATTCAGTTGATACAGAAGTCGCGGAACCCCATGGACCAAATTCTTTTTCAGTTGAAGACATAGGCTCAGCACTTTCCACTTTTGCCCTATCTATGTTGTTAGGAGAAAAAACAATTACTGCTACTAATTTTTTTAAGGGTATGTCAGACTGGTCTCGTGTAAAAGATAATCTTAACGATATCATAAAACTTGTTTTTAAAGTAGTTGATACTGTTATTAATTTTGTTAGTATGAGATGCCTTGGTAGATCACGTTTAACTAGCTTTCTTTCCAATGCTGATGTAGCTTCTGAGTTGCTTCAAAAACGTTTAGATTACATAGAAATCTCACAATGGAATAATGATTTTCATCCTACAGCTCAGAATTATTCTTATGTTGATAATACTGTTAGTGTTGTCAGATCAATGATTGTTGATACACCTCGTACTAGATCAAATGAGGGATATCTTAGATTGCTCAATAATGACCTTAAACGCCTTACTGATATAAAAGTTCATATGCTTAATAAAGGCACTCCTACTACATTTTTGCGTAAGGAACCAGCTACCTTGTTTATTAGTGGTACTGCCGGTTGTGGAAAGAGTAACTCAGCTGGTTCCATTGCTATGTTACTTGCCTCTAAACTAATTCAGGATTCACCACATGAGTTTCTTGATGATACTGATCCTGCTAAATTAATTTGGATGAAAACTAAAGGTAAGTATCATGATGGTTTGAGCAACCAACATAAGATCATTATAAATGATGATTTTCTTCAGGAGTTTGATATTGCTGGTGATCCTGACTCCGACATTATGGACGTTATTCGTACTATTAATTCAGTACCTTATCAAGCCAATATGGCTGATGTCGAATCTAAAGGTAAAGTGTTTGTCCATCCTGAAATATTTATTGCGACTTCTAACGAAAACCGTATTCAAACTCAATCAGTTAAACATCCCGAGGCTGTTGCCCGTAGGTTTGACTATGCTGTTCTTAGTGTTCCCGCTGACAATTATTGCTTGTTGGATTCTAATGGTAAACCTCCTACTAATCCTTGGGATAGAGTTTTGGACCCCACTCGTTTACCCATAGGTCTGACTGGTTCTACTATATTCCCACCAGACATGACTTATTTTGTTCCTATTGATCTTTTAACTGGGTCAATTACTAGCCCAATCCGCTATACTTTCTATGACCTAGTTGAATTGCTTCATTTTAAATCCATACAGAAAACAAAATGGCATCAAGCCAGAATTGATGATTTGGATAATATTAAAGAAGCTTTTCAAGAACGTTGTTCTATTAAATTAGCTGACAGCCCAACTATTAACATTCCACCATTGTCTCAAGAAGACCCTTTGATTGTTGAGGATTCTACCACACTTCTCCAATTTTTGGGGAATGAAAAAGTTGACCAATTGTATAACATGGTTTCAGGTGTTAGTGATGATACTAATTCTTTATGGCGCTCTAGTTATATTATAAAGAATTTTAGAGAAAGTTTTTTGGAAGAATTAAAATCAGGCTTGCTTGATGATCACTCGGTTGATGAGCTTTATTTATGTTATTATGATTTAGAGCTTAGTTTAATTGATCCCCCCAATATTTCACCAATTAGTTCAGTTTGGGTAGCTCAGAAAGAAATTATTAAAACTTTATTGTTAAATTCCTATGGTTTAAAAGAGCTTGTTTTTAGGAAAGCTATTGATTTTTATCATGAGAATAAGCCTAATATCGATAATTTTTCTATGATATTGGTTATGGCTTCAACAGCTGGATTATTACATCAATTTTCAGGTTATATAACCAGTTTGTTTAAGCTTCCTACAAAGCAACCACATAGTGTTAATATGGGTATGCCAAAAAAAACTAAGAGTCAAGGCTTTATGCATTCTTCTATGACCAAACCTCATGGTTATGACCCTAATGGCAATGCTTTAGCTAATTCTAAGTTATCCACTAATTCTTATACCGTAAATGTTCAGTCAGGTGTTGGTGCTCCTTTTCAGAAATGGGGTATTGCTACTATTTTTCATACTGTTAAAGATGTTAATTATGCTATAATACCTAACCATTTTCTTTTAAGATTTAAAAAAGCTATTTCTGAGGAGCCTGATAGACATAATCTTGAGGTTGTTTTTTCCTCTTTTTCTGGTCTTAAGAAATTCTCTATGTGTTTAGGTGATATTGTTTTATCATCTTATACCAATCAAGGTTCATTAAAACAAGATATAGCTATATTGAAAATACCCACATCAGTACAACCTCACAAGTCTATTATGAAATATTTCGTTGAGCAGAGATATTTAGATCGTCAGAGTTCTTTACATGTTAGGATTGATAGCTTTACAGGGAGACATATTACTCATATTGGTTATGGTATGATGAGAACTTCCACCGCCGTTTATTCTAAGGAACAAGGCCTTGATTATGTTATACAGCGCAGTATCGAACATACTATACCTGTTGGTCCAGGTGATTGTGGTTCTATTGTTACTGTTTTGAGTACTGGTACTAACAATAATATATTCGCTGGAGTCCACGCTTGTGGTCTTGATGATCATGGTTGGGGAGCTGTTATCACTAAAGAATTGCTTTATACTTTAGTTGAAGAATTTACAGGGGACAGGGTGCCGTTACCTAATTGTATTGGTGTTAGTCCTTTGTCTAAGTTTAAATGTATTGGTGTCTGTCCTAACCCTCCAGCCTCCAGTTCTAAACATATATTAGTCCGTTCAAAGATGTTTGGTAAATTAGCTGAATATCCTCCATTGAAGCGTCCCTCTAAGCTTTTTGGTGATTCTGATCATGACCCTAAGATTTCAGTTTATAGAAAGTATTGTAATAACACTATATTACTGGAAGATAGCATTTTAGACTATGTGGTCCACGAAAAGTTAGATCATATAAAAAGAGTTTATGGGTTTTATCAAACCCCCATATGGACTTTTGAGGAAGCTGTTATTGGGGTTTTAGATGAAAAAGAAGCTGGTGGTTTAAATATGGCTACTAGTTTAGGTTATCCGTTGTGTAAAGATTATCCTAACAAAGCCGTTTTCTTTAGTAACCCACCTGATTTTAAATTAGATAGAGTGAAAGATTTAAAGAAAAGGACTGAGAACACCATTAATGATATGTTAAATCATAAGCGCCCCGATTGGTGGTTTGTTGATTTTTTAAAGGCTGAATTGCTCAAAATATCTAAGGTTGTAGATTTTGATTCGCGTCTTATCTCTGGTGCTCCAATTGAGATGATTATAGTGGCTCGTATACTTTGTGGTTCTTTTATGGCCACCATGACTAAGAACCGGATTAAAAATAATTCTGGTTTAGGCATAGATGAGACCTCGGAGGAATGGGAGTTGTTATTTAAGCATATAACCACGTTTGGTCCTGAGATTTTTGCTGGTGACTACACCTGGTTTGATGGATCACATACTTACCAACTTATTATGTGTGTGTGTAAACTTATCAATTTGTGGTATAATGATTCCTATTCTTCTGCTAGGACTACTCTTTTTGAATGTATAGCACGCTCTGCTCATATTATCGAGGGTAAGGTCTATCTATGGGAGGGTGCCATGCCTTCTGGGAATCCCCTCACTTCAGTTATAAATACCGTTATAAATGAGCTTCTTTTCCGTTACGCTTTCGTTAAGTTAGTTAAGCCTACTCGCAAGCTTGTGTTTGATGATCATGTTGTAGCCTGTTTTGTTGGTGATGATAATATGATTGGTCCTTCAAGTTATGTTTCTGATCTTTTTAATGAGGTTACTATCTCTAATTTTATGCCCACTATAGGCTATGGATATACTAATGAAAGCAAGGTTACTAGTACACTACCTTTACGTTCCTATAGGGAGGTTGAGTTTTTAAAACGTAAGTTTAGGTTTGAGCCTTTGTTGAGTCGACATTTAGCTCCCTTGAGAATGGAGACTCTTACTGAGATGATACAATGGACAAATAGGACTGATCCTGAATTTATTTTAGGCACTAAAGTTCAGTCTGTTGTTAGAGAGTTAGCTCTACATGGACAAGAAGTTTTTGATTCTCTTGTTCCTATTATTATTGGCACCTATCAAGAGTGTTATGGTCCTAGCGCTCAAATGCCTAGGAGTACTTATTTCACTACAGTTCTTGAAGATTTTATCTCGGAACCTAGTGTTAACATAATTTAGGTATACTGGCTGGTATCCAAAACTACCCTAGTTCTCCACAGCTAGTCTGATGTGGTTCAGGTTGCACACGTATCCTTGATTTGTGTGGTTCAACTTTCTGGTTACCAAGATTCTTATAAAGTCTGGTTTAATATTAAGACTCTTAGGCTTTTAGTTGTTCTTTTAAACACCGCATAGCATACTGATCAATGGGTGATAAACATAGATCAAACCAGTCCGGATTATGAGCCTGGAGTGAGGCCATTTTCCTAAACAGTTCACTTGCCGAAAATAATAATGATAATAATAATAACGATGCTTCTCTGATAGCAGAATCAGAGCTCTTGACTGTAGTGCCAGTTAAAGAGAATTTAGACACTACCCACATGACTGACTCAAGAACCGTTGAAGCTGTTTCTACAGCTAAAATGCTCCCTCTTGACAAAGAGTTCATGTTTGGTTGTATGACTCAAAATCACGATCCTTCAATTCTTAGTTTCTTATCTAAACCAGTAGTTCTAGCTAGTGGAGTTTTCTCCGCTACTGATCAAGCTACAACTTTTCCCCGTTTTGATATGCCGTCTAGTTTATTGGCTAATACTCTTTATGCCAGGAAACTAGAGGGTAATTTGATGTTTAAAGCTGATTTAGAGTTCACTCTTACTGTTAATGCTAATCCTTTTCAACAAGGAAGGTATTTCCTTTGTTGGTGTCCTTCAGGGGGTGCCGACTCGGCTACTGGTACTGCTGATGTTTGGCAGTCGGCTCATACTTTTTCAGCTGTCCAACGTAGTCAACTACCTCATGCCGAGATTGATTTATCTACTCAGTCTAAGGTAGTTCTTGAAGTTCCTTTTGTTTCAGCTTATTCTTGTTGGGCTGCTTATCCCACTACAGCTCATACGTTGGATACCGGCGCTATTAGGATCTTTCCCTATGATGCTATTCTTACAGGTTCCGGCGGTTCTATTACTGCTGGTTATACTCTTTGGGCCAGATTCCTTAATATTCAAGTTGCGGCTGCTGCTATTCCTCACTCTTCTGGATCTTTTCAAAAGAAAACCAGTACCCACACTAAAGGTAGGGATGCTAGCAAGCAAGAACAACTCTCTAAAGGTGCGGGACCAATAGAGAAGGTCATGAATCTAGGTTCACAATTATCACCCTTACTTATGTTAAACCCTGTAACAGCTCCTTTTACTGGAGTCGTGTCATGGGCTACTGATTTAATGGGTGGTGTTGCTGCCAGTTTTGGCTGGTCAAAACCCCTTAATCTTGATAAAAATTACATTATACAGAAAGATATTATGCATAATTTCTGCTCTTATGATGCACTTGATAATTCTAAGCCTATGTCTTATTCAGTTGAAAATCGTGTCGAGAACATTAAAGGTTATTCTGGTACCGATTTAGATGAACTTGATTTTGGAAATTTTCTTTCTATCAATTCATATATCGGCCAGTATTTTCCTTTTACCACCGCAAATGCATCAGGAGACCGTCTTACTAGTATTAATGTTTCACCTGGAGCTACTGCTTCAACTATGGTTGACGCTAATGGTCACAACGTTTGGTGTTATACTCCTTTGTCATGGCTTAATGAGAATTTTACTTATTGGCGTGGCGGAATTTCATATACGTTCAAAATGGTTAAGACCAAGTTTCATTCTGGTCGTATTTCAGTTTCTTTCAGTCCTACTAACGCTTATATTGGGG